TAAAATCTAGTAATGTATTAGTATAACGGCTACTCAGACAAAAGTCTGGCCCCAACATAAAGGAAAACACATGGCTGCACTAGAAGCAGTAGAAAAAGTTAAAGTCGCTGGTTACGTTGATTCTGGTTATAGTCGGAAAAATCAAGCCCGCATTCAAGCTGAAGAAGAAGAACTAAACAATCTTATTAATGGTACAACAGAAGAGACCAAAGTAAAGGCGGAGGAATCTTCAGTTGAAGAAGAAAAGCCCCTCTCTAAAGAAGAAGAATCTTTTAAAAAACGTTATGGTGACTTGCGTCGTCATATGCAACAAAAAGAAAAAGAGTGGGAAGATCGTCTTAAAGAACTCGAACAAAATCGAGGAAATATGACACCTCCTAAGTCTCGTGAGGATATCGAGGATTGGATCAATAAACACCCAGATGTTGCAGCTATTGTACAGGCTCTTGCTGCTGAAGAAGCTGAAAAACGCTTTAGCGGTGCAGAACTACGTCTACAAGAACTTGATAATGAGCGTTTTGAAATTCAACGTCAAAAAGCTGAACAGGCTATCTTAAAAAGTCATCCAGACTTTAACGAGATTAAAACTTCAGACGCATTTCATGATTGGGCAGAAGAACAACCTAAGTGGGTTCAAGATGCAGTTTATGAAAATGCTGATGATCCCAAGTCTGTTATCCGAGTCCTAGACCTCTATAAAATTGATATGGGTATGACGAAAACAGCTAAGAAGCAAGCTGAACGTTATGCTGCTTCTGCAGTTAAAACCCCTACAAAACCATCTCTAGAAGAGGATGAAGGTTCTAGTTATTTTTCAGAATCACAAGTCTCAAAGATGAGTGATGTAGAGTACGAAAAGAATCAAGACAAGATTATGGAAGCAATGCGTTCTGGTAAGTTCAAATATGATCTTTCTGGTGGTGCACGTTAACAGTTGACAAGTAATTAAAAGTAAATATAACTCTTGGTAAGATTAGAGGCCCCTTAATGGACAACCCTTTAATCTTACCTTTTCCCAATATAAACGAATAACAATCAAGGACTACCCGAGTCTTAATTGGGCCTCGCACTGGCTGATCCCCTATAGCGACACCCCATATTAAACGGCCCCTCAGATCGTGGTTTATTCGTCTAGAGTTTCTATGATGATTATAGAACTCACAACTTATATGCCATAACAAGGAGAATTTAATATGGCTTTCGCTTCTGCTGCAGGTTATACCAACCTGCCTAACGGCAACTTCTCGCCCGTTATCTATTCCAAAAAAGTTCAACTGGCTTTCCGTAAGAAAACCACCGTTGCTGACATCACCAACTCAGATTACTTTGGTGAAATTTCAGCTCAAGGCGATACCGTACGTATCATCAAAGAGCCTGAAATCTCAGTTAGCTCCTACGCTCGTGGCACCCAGATCACAGCTCAAGACCTAACTGACGAAGACTTCTCTCTCACCGTAGACAAAGCTAACTACTTTGCTTTCAAGGTCGATGATATCGAAGAGAAGCATTCACATGTAAACTTCATGGACCTCGCAACCAACCGTGCAGCTTATCGCCTAGCTGACCAGTATGACCAAGAAGTTCTTGGCTATCTCGCTGGCTACAAGCAATCAGCTCTACACGATGCTGCTGACGCTGTTAACGATCAAGTTAACGGTACTAAAGCTATTACAACCGCTGGTAGTGATGAACTACTTACCTCAATGAAACTCATCAAGAGTTCTTTTGGTAACATCACAACTGCTTCTGCTGGTGATCACTCAATCCCAGTTGCTGCACGTCTACCCGGTGCAACCGCTCTTCCAACAGCTTATGTCTCACCTGTTATGCTGATCAACCGTATGGGCCGTCTACTTGACCAACAGAACGTTGATAAGTCAGGTCGTTGGCTGGTTATCGACCCAGTTATGCTTGAAGTTCTGTCCGATGAAGACAGCCGCTTCCTGAATGCTGACTTCGGTGACGCTGGTGCTCTCCGTAACGGTCTGGTTATCAACAACTGGAATGGCTTCCGTGTGTATGTCTCCAACAACCTACCTCAGGTTGGTGGTGGTTCTTCAACCACAGGTACAGCTAACCAGAACACTGACTACGGTGTTATCGTTGCTGGTCATGACTCTGCTGTAGCTACCGCTGAGCAAATCAACAAGACCGAGACCTACCGTGACCCCGATAGCTTTGCTGATATCGTTCGTGGTATGCACCTCTATGGTCGTAAGATTCTTCGTCCAGAAGCACTCACAACAGCAAAATATAATCTCGCTTAGTAAGTAGTTGAATTCGTTGAAGAATATTAAACTCCCTGCAGATCATCCGGGATTAAAGTCCCGCGTTTGTAACTCTTGTGGGGAGTTTAAACAACCTGAAGAGTTTCTCCTATCAAAATCTAAAGCATCCTACGGCGGCTATCAAGCTTTTCATAAATGTAAAGTTTGTGAGAAGGAAAGAAAACTTAGGAGTCACCTAGAACATACCTACAATATTACTCTTGAAGAGTATGAAGAAATGGTTATTGCTCAAGATAATAGGTGTCTTCTTTGTGACGAAGAGCCTTCAGATGTTTATGGTAGACTTGTTGTAGACCATTGTCATCATACAGGTAAAGTTAGGGGCTTACTCTGCCGAATGTGCAATATTCATCTAAGTAAAGTAGAAAAGTGTCCTGAGTATCTTCAACGAGTTATAACCTACCTACTCCCACAAAACACATAAAAGGAATCTTAATATGGCTATCTCTCAATCTCTACGCAGCAAGGCAGTTGTTATCGAAAAAGCAGTTTCACTAGCTGCTACATCAGGTACAACTGTTGGTGTTGCTGTACCAGCAGGTACTCTTATCCTAGCTGCAGGCTTTGAGCCTTCTGTTGCTGTTCCTGATGTAACAACCTACACCATGGACCTAACAGACGGTACCACTGTTTTTGCAAATGACCTAAACTTTGACGATACCGCTGCTGGTACCATCAAGGTTGGCACAACTGCTGGTCTGATCACTGCTGCTGACACTGTTGACGTTGTAACCACCATTTCAGGTAGCCCCGGCGTTATCACTGGTCGTGTTTTCATCGTTGCTGTTGATGTAAACGAATCAGTTCGTCCTGCTGCTGAAGTAGACCGCGACGTTCTAGCTTAATGCTAACTTTATGGGGCTGGCTTTCTGCTGGCCCCATTCTGTTTATTGTATAGGTAATTAAATGGCTTATAACTTCCTTGGTCTAGTTAACGATGTTAATAGACGTTTAAATGAGGTTGAACTTACAACCTCTAATTTTGACTCTGCTAATGGTTTTTATAGTGCATCTAAAGATTCTGTAAATGCTTCCATCCGTTTTATTAATCAATCCACTTTTGAGTGGCCATTTAATCATACTACACAAGAAGAAACTTTGGTTGGGGGTCAAATTAGATACAGCTATCCATCTGGCTCAAAAACACTTGATTTTGACTCTTTTAGAATAAAACGTGATGAAACTTTGGGTAATGAGACTAAAAAACTAAAACTAATTTCCTACGAAGAGTATCTTGACAACTATGTAGACGCAGAATATAATGAGTCTAATACAGGTATTAGGGCATTACCCCGTTATGTCTTTAGAACACCAAGTTTAGAGTACGGTATTTACCCCCCACCAGATAAAGCTTATGAAATTGTATACGAGTATTACAGACTCCCTGTAGACCTAATTACACCAACAGATGTACCATCTGTACCAGATCAGTTTAGATATGTAATTATTGATGGTGCAATGTACTACGCCTACTTGTTTAGGGGTAACACTCAAGATGCTCAACTGCAGTTTAATAAGTTTGAAGCTGGTATTAAAGATATGAGAACACTGTATATTAATAGGTATGACTATGTTAGGGATACGAGAGTTCCTCGTAAGACCTTTGGGGTTTATTAATGCCAACTAATTGGGAAACTTTTCCAGTTGAAGTAAAGGGGGGTTTGATTACAAACACAAGTCCCTTGCAACAAGGTATTAACCTTCCGGGTTCTGCTAGGAGGTTGGTAAACTTTGAACCTTCTGTTGAGGGTGGATACAGACGTATTAAAGGTTTTAATAAATTTGAAGAAGACTATGTACCTCCTTATGGAGAACCTTTAGTACAAGGAAGTGGTCAAACTGGTACAACTTTAGTTCTAGCAAATATTTATACAGAACCAGAGGTTGGTGATACCTTTACTATTGCTGGGGTGACTGGAACTTACACAATTGATATTGCTGGTGTAAGCTATGATACCAACACCAAAACAGTTACCTTAACACTTACAACCAGTCTTGCCTCCTCTCCTGCTGATAAAGCTCTTGTTAGTTTCTCAAACAAATCTGCTAATTTGATTGAAGGCATTATTTACTACAACCAAAAGTCTGTTGTCTACCGTGGTTCAGACTTATGGGAATCAAGTGGTTCTGGTTGGACTAGGATTAATGTACCAGTGTATGGTACTGTACTTGTTAATGGTGGTTCTCAAACTGGAACATCTCTTATTGTAGATGGGTTAACTTCTACACCACAACAAGGCGATACTTTTACCATTAACTCAGTAGAAAAAGTTTATACTGTTACAAATACTGTGACAGTAACTTCTGGTGCTGCTACACTAACAATCAGTCCAGCCCTTGCTTCTTCTCCTGCTGACAACGCTTCCATTACTTTTTTAAGCACAGATAGATCTTCTGGTGGAAAGCATAGATTTTCTCGTTATAATTTTACTGGTTCTAGTAAAGTTGTTGCAGTAGATGGTACAAATAAACCCTTTGTGTATAGTGGAACAACTTTTACTGTTCTAGATAGTGCACCCTCAGACTTACTTGGTGCAGACCATGTAGCTGAGTTTAAAAACCACCTATTCTTTGCTAATGGCAATAACTTAATTTTTACTGCCCCCTACTCCGATACAGATTTTAGTGCAGCTTCTGGTGGTGGTGTTGTTGTTGTCCCCCATCGTATTACAGGTCTTATTGTTTTCAGAGAACAGTTGATTGTCTTCTCTACAAGCAAAATTCACAGGCTGGTGGGCAATACAATCTCTGACTTCCAACTTCAACCCATCTCTCTTGATATTGGTTGTGTTAGGGAAGATACAATTCAAGAAGTTGGTGGTGACATTGCTTTTCTTGGGCCAGACGGTATCAGACTCTTAAGTGCTACAGATCGTATTGGTGACTTTGGGTTAGCTGTTGCTTCTAGACCTATTCAAAAAGAAGTTGATATGTTTGTTTCTGGAAACACTTCTTTTGCTTCTTGTGTAGTCCGCAGTAAAAACCAATATCGTATCTTTGGATATTCTGGAAGTAAAACTGTAAGTACTTCTCCCGGCATTCTTGGAACACAGTTTGCTGACCAAACAGCTCAAGGGATGGCATGGGCTGAAATTGCAGGTATTATGGTTTATGTTGCAGATAGCGTGTACTCTAATGCTGACTCTACAGAAGTAATTATCTTTGCCAATAAAGATGGTTATGTTTATCGTATGGAGTCTGGTAATAGTTTTAATGGTGCAAACATTCCCGCCTATTACTCAACACCACACTTTGCAATCAATGACCCAAGAGTAAGAAAAACTTTTTATAAACTAACAACCTATGTTGATCCTGAGG